ACATGACCGCGATAGAACGCCGGCGTGAGATTGCGGATATCAGCCTTCGATCGCCGCTGCGCCCCGCTCTCGATGCGCCCGAGATACTCGCCGCTTTCCGATCGGCCGGTGGTGATATTCCGGGCGCGACCATAAGGCAGCGGCGTATGCGGCGCCTGCACCCCCTGCTCCAGCGTCAGCAGCTCGCCGGCATAGAGCACCGCCGCGGACGGCGCGATGCCAGCCGGCACGAGCTTGACCCGCACGCCGACCGGCATGTCCACCGTCTCGAAGCGCAGCAGCAGCGGCTTGTCGTCGGCCGGCAGGTAGCCGGGGAAGACCGTAGCCCAGCCGCTGCCCATATCGGCCTCGATCGAGACGGTGATCCCAGCCGAGCCGAAATTGTGCCGGGCAATCCCGATATAGTCGATCGACCCGGCCGGCAGGCTGAGCGTGAGGTATTGCGTCGCGGTGCTTTCGCTTTGCCAGTAGAGGTGCGTGAAGGGATTGACTAGCTCGGCGGCCGGGTGCGCCGCGGCGGCCGAGCTGGCCGTGACACCGGTCGCCTTGTTCTGCCAGCCGACCACCGGCAGATGCGGCGCGGCGATCGCCGTCGGCGAGACGATGAGGCTGGGCGTCAGGACGTACATCAGGCACGGCTCAAGTTGATGGACATGCCGCGATCGCCCGCGGCCGATGCAATCTGGTCGAGCAGGTCGAGCACCTCGTCGCGCGAGTACCGCCCGCTGCCGGCCAGCGTGACGTTGATGGATTGCGACGGTTGCGACATCGCCGTGTCGGCCACCGGCGCGTTTACCGCCGCCGTCGAGGCGCTACCGGGCTGCGCCGACATGATCGCCGCGATCTGCGCCGCGCCCGACGCCACCACGGCGGCGGCCCCGACAAAGCCCCACACGCCGCCCTGCGCCAGCGCCTTCGTTGCGCCCTCGGCCGTGTTGATCACCGCGTTGGCGACCGCGAAGGCCTTGTTGTCCTTGAACATCCCGGCCAGCGCGCCGCTGATCTGGCCCGCCATGCCAAACACCGAGGCTGCAGCATTAGCCTGGGTCCGCATCACCGCCTCGCCGTACTGCTCGGCGCTGATACGGCCCTCCTGCCAGATGGTTTTGAGGTCGGTCAGGTCCAGCTGCATCTGCGAAATCGGATCGAGCGACATGGTGAGCACGTCGCTCAGCTCGGTGATGCGGCCGCGCAAGGGGTCGATGGCATTGGCGGCGGCGCGAGCAACGTCGCCAATGCCCTTTAGACTACCGGCGGCCTGACCAGCTACGTCCGGCAACGTGACCAGCGGCCCCAGCGCAAGGCCCAGATCGGCGCCGGGCAGGAGATTTTGCTGGTTTGCCCCGGCCGCGCCGGCAGGAGGTTGAGGCACCATCCCCGGAATGACGGCGTCGCCGAGGCCGTATGCCTTGAGCGTGCCAGCGACACCAGCCACCGGCGCAAACTGCTTCGCCACCCATGCCATCGCATCGCCCAACCCAAAGACGAGGTTGGTGAGGTTGAGAACCCCCTGCTGTACCTGTGGGTCCTCGACGAAGCCGCTGAAGCGCTCCAAGGCCGGCACCGCGGCCTCAAGAACTTTGTTGCCCAGCCCTTCGAGCACGCCGTTCAATCGCGTGAGGCTATCGTTGAATTGCTCCGACGCCTGAGCAGCCCTTGTCGTAATGGTGCGTCCAAACCGATCCGACTCTTCGGCGGCTGCCCGAAGTCCGTCGCGACCGGAGTTTAGGAGCGGGATCAGATCGGTGCCTGCCCGACCAAAGATGTTTATAGCCAGCGCGGTCTTGGTCGAGCCGTCTTCCAATCGGGCAAATGCCTCGGCCAGGTCGCCAAACACCGCATCGGCCGCGCGAAGATTGCCCGTCGCATCGGTGACGGCGATCCCCAGAGCAGCGAAGGCAGTCGAAGCCGGGCCTTGCGACCCCGCCGCCGCATCGGACATTGCCTTGCTGAGCCGACCCAGCCCGCCCGTAAGCTGCTCCAGCGACACATCGCTGAGCTTCGCCGCCCATTCCAGACGCGACAACGCCTCAACTGTGACGCCGACTTTCTGCGCAGCCTTGCTCAGCGCGTCGGCGTGATCTGCGGCGGATTTGACCACACTTCCAAGGGACGCCATCGCGGCGGCACCGAGCGCAGCGACCGATGCAGCTACGCCGGCGGCGAGCTTTCCGAACTTTCCGAGGTCGCCCTGCGCCTTGTGCAGGCCCGCCGAGAACTGGGCCGAATCAATCCCCAGCTCGACGTGGAGCGCGCCGATTTTTGCCGATGCCATGCGATCCTCAGGATTGGCTAAGCCGTGTTTTCCCTGCGTTTCCGAACGTCCGCCGATGGGCTAATGTCCAAAGTTACTCGGGGGAGATTCAGAAAAATGCGCATTGTTACTGTATTCGCGGCGGCCGTACTGTTGGTCAGCGCCTGCTCGTCGACAAACCCTATGCTCGTTCCGACCGGGGGCAGCCGCGCCGATGCAACGGTCGAGATGAGTTATCAATACGGGGTGTTCGAGAGCCCGAAGATCGACATGGAGCAGGGCCGAGTCGCCGCAGAGCAGCGGTGCAAAGCGTGGGGCTACAAGTCAGCCGAGCCGTTCGGCGGTGAGCAGCGACAGTGCAACAGCTTCTACAATGGCTCCTGCATGCAATTTATAGCCAAGGTCACCTATCAGTGCCTGGGCTAGCCCCGCGTCCAACAGCCTCGAACGCATCGACGATCGCCCTCACCATCGCAAGCTGGTCGGCCGCCGTCTGTCGCCGTCGGCGACCCGGATCGTGCACGACGAGCGTCTGAAGCCGCGGCAGCTTTCGCGGCTCGTGGTGGTAATGCATCAGCCGCGCTGTGGTGTGCGCCAACCACGCTCGGTCGTTGTGAGCCCGGATATCGCGCACCTGGGCCGCCCGAAAATGCAGCACCACCTGGCGCATGGTCAGCGACCAGAACAGCACCTCGCTGTACCCGGCCGCGACGAACTCGATCAGGATGTCGCGCCAGCCGTCGAGCTGGCGCCCTGAGGGTTTTCGGGCGCCTCCGACAGCTCGGGGAAGGCCAGCCGGATCGCCTCGCCGATCTTCGTGCCGACCAGCTGCCGGTCCTGGTCGATGAGGTCGCCGGCGTCGAACAGCGTCAGCCCCTTGTGGTGCTCGCGCAGCGCGCCGAACAGCACCGCCCGCGCCGCGATCACGCTGTTGCCCGTCAGCTCGATCACCGTCTCACCAAACGACTTTCCGGTGATCGCCTCCACCTCCGCCTGCGCATTGGTGCTGAGCCGCAGGGTATAGGTCTTGCCGCCGATCGTGAGATCGACCTCGCCGCGTTCCGCGTTCGCCATCTTACACCGCCGCCTCAAGGCTGGGCTTGCCCGAAATCTTGAACGTGGCGCTGCCGGTCTTCTTGTCGTCGAGCGGCGCGGTACGGGCGACGCTGGTGCAGATCGCCTGGAACTGAAACACCACCGGCCAGTCGGAATTGCCCATCTGGTAGTAGACCTTGCCGGCCTCGATAGCCGCCAGCATCGGGTCGGCGACCACCGGCACGTAGTTGTACTCGATCTGTACTTCGCCGGCGTCCATGAGCCCCGCGATGAACTCGCGGTACTTGTCCGGCGAGGTCATGTGCGTGGCGTCGGGCGCCTCGCGGGTGACCCCGGGCGGGTTGATGTTGGTGATCTCGACGCCGAGATCGGCGAAGCCGGTCGGCGTCGCGCCGCCCTTCTTCATCCAGGTGCCATAGCCGATTGCGGCCTGGGTGTCGGCCATCGTCCTTCTCCTAAAGCTACGCGGCGGGGCCGCTGTGGATCATGTAGTCGTGGCTGCGCAGGTAGACCTGCTCGGCGCCGGTGTGCCCGAACGACGAGCGCGACGAGCCGTCCTTGAACACGCCCTGGAAGCGGACGCCGCCGACCGTGCCGCTGTAGCCGCTGAGCAGCGCCTCGATGGCGTCGGCGGCGGCCTTCGCCTGCGTCCGGTGCGGCGCCCGCACGTCGATCTGCACGCGGCTCTGCACGTATCCGGAGGGCCCCTGCATGTGATAGTCGGGAGGGTCGCTGATCAGATGCAGCGTCACCGACGGATCGGCATCGCCCTGCGGCTTCACGTCCCACGCGATCCGATCGCCCACCAGGTCGGCGAGCGGCTCATGCGCCGTCAGCAGCGCGAGCAGCGCCTCCTCCATCACTTCGCTCCCTTGGCGGCTTCGCGCTTCGCTGCCTTCTCGATCTCGGCCCACAGGTCCGCGGCCAGGCCGTCGAGCAGGCCGTCTTTCTTCTCGTCCCATGCCGGGCGGAGAGACGGTTGAGGGCCGTGGTGAACGGTTCCGAACTCCATAAACACGCCGGCCGGGTCGGCCGTGCCGGCGAACACCTCGGCAAAATACTTCTCGGCCTCGCCGGCCTTCACGGCCTTCCGCCGCAGCGCCTTCTGGCGCTTGTTGAGCTGGGTGCTCACCTTGAATGAGGTGTGCAACCCGCCCGGCGTCGCCGGATCGTCCGGCGCCAGCTCATTGGCGCGGTCCGCCACCGGCTGCAGCCGCTTCTTGCCGACCCGCACCAGCGTCGCCTTGGCCACGCGCTTGGGCAGATCGCCCAGCGCCTTGTCGACCGCCGCCAGCCCGTCCACGCGCACGCGCATCATGCTGCATCGCTCCGCGCCGTGGCCGTGATCCGGATGCCCTCTCGGCAGCCGATCTCGATGACGCCGGCGATGTCGTAGACCCGCCCCTTGAAGATCAGCCGGTCCTTGGGATTGAGGTCTGCCAGCTGGGTCGACCACAGAAGCTCGAACACGTCGGTAACCTGCGCCGACACCTCGGCGGCCGCCAGCGTCTCGCGCGCCGACGCCGGCCGCCACGACGCCCAGCGTTCGGCGAGCAGCGTCCAGCTCGGCACCCGCTCGCCGCTCTTGGGGTCGCGGATCGTGCTGGCGCGCTCGATCCGGATGCGACGACCGCGCTCGCCGGCCGGCTGCTGCATCAGAGCGTGACGTTCGGGTCGTTGATGTCGAGCTGCAGGCGCGCCGTGGTGAGCGCCATACCGATCCGGATCGGATCGTCGCCCGTCGTGACATCGGCCCGCGGGCAGATCGCCCCCGCCGTACCGCTGAGGTAGTAGTCCGTCCCAGCCGTAAGCACGGTGCCGAGCTCGACGATCGCGCCGTCCCGCGCCAGCGTCAGCGGCTGGTCGGCGGCGGCGCCGTGCAGGCACATGCCGCGCACCGCACGGACCTCGGTGGTGCCGCTGTCATTGTCCGACAGCTTGGCTTTGCCAGTCGCCGCCTCGCGATAGACGATCTGCCCGGCCGTCACGGTGGCCCCGGCCACAGTCTGTTCGGTGGGACCGCTGACCAGCTTGACGTTGGCCGCGGTGATGCTGATGTCCGCCATGGTGGCGATCTCCTGTGCTGAATGGATCTGGCGTTGAGCTATCGCCGCTCGTTCGTGAGCAGCATGTCGATGGTGGTAACCCCGGCCACCGCCGCGCTTTCGCGTTGCCGGTAGTTGTCGGCGACGTGGAGCAGGATGGCATGCTGTACGGCCGGCGGGGTGTTCTCGCCGAACTTGGCGACGACCGTAATGCGAGAGCCTGCCTGAACCGCAGGCCAAGCCTGCCCGGGCTTGAGCGCAATCGCCGGCGAGAAGCGGGACCCGGTCTTGCCGTCGTAGACGGCAGGGTCGAGCGTTTGGGTGGCGCCATCATCATCGACGTAGGTGATGGACGTGACCGACGAGAGTGGCGCTTCCGGCAGCGCTGCGAAGTCCGCGAAGCTGTCGCAGGCGAGTGTGATGTCGCGGTCGCCGAACCTCATTCCGCAATACTTCTCGACGTAGTCATGCGCGACGCCGATCAATCGCCCGATAATGCCGTCTTCGAAGGTGTCATCGGCATCACGTCGACATTGCGCCTTGGCCTCGTCGAGCGATACAGGCAGCAGCGGCGCACCGATGTCGGCTGGCGGGTGCCACATCAGCCGGCTGCCTTCTTGCGCGCGCCGCGCTTCGCCCCGCCCGCCTTGCCGTCGCCGTCATGGTCACCCTTGCCACCGAAGGGTTCGGGTTTCTGGCGCGTCTCGGCCGCCGGCGGCAAAGTGGTGAACTCGGCCTGCCGCGCCTCTACCGGTACGGCGTATCCGGCATTGATCAGCCGGATCGCTTCGCCGTCGGGAAAATCCCGTTCGTCGCCACGGCTGAGGCTGAAGGCTGGACCGGACAGGCCGGTCGTCATCCGGACCAGCATCAGCCTTCGCCTTCCGAGACCTTGAGCGTCGTTCCGTCGAGGTAGACCTGGCCGGCAACTTCCGGGTCCGCGGTCGGGATGCCATCGACGATGGCGAGCAACGCGACCACACTGGCCTTCAGTGTGATCTCGCCGTCGTTGTTTTCGAAGTAGTCGGTGTCGAAGGTAACCGACTGGGTGATCACGCCCTCGATATCGAGCGTGCTGCCCGGCTTCATGGTGATCTTGCCGCCGGACTCGACGACGATCTCGTTGCCGCCGGCCGCGCGGTAAACCTTGGTCGTATACATGCCGACCTCCTGATTGCGATGAAGAAGGGATGGGCGGAGCCAGCGACCCCGCCCTGTCGACTGACGACTACGGCTGCAGCAGATGCTTGACCGCTGCGGTGTCGCCCAGCTCGCCGTCGAGGCGGACGAGGCCGAGCAGGCCGACGTCGGGAGCGAAGCGCTCTCGGGCTACGAACATCACGATGCCGCCGACCTTGCGCACGAAGTATTTGCCGAAGTCGCCGAATAGCATCGACTTCTTGCCGGCCGCGACGTTGTCCATCGCCTGGTTGATCGAGTAGCGATAGCCGAGGATGTTGCCAGGAACGCCGCTCTGCACGTCGCCCATGGTCCAGATGTAGCGGCCGTCGCCGTCCTTGAGCTTGCGCAGCACGGCGAGCGTCAGGTCGTTGAACATGAACCGCGCTTTGGGCGAGGTGCGATAGGCAGGGTCGACCGAGTGCACGAGATCAATGATCTCGTCATAGGTCACCGCTGCAGCCGCAGCCGCCGTCTTGCCGAGGGACGAGGCGGTGACGATACCGTTCGGATCGCCCGTGCCGTCCCCAACGGTCAGCTCGGTGTTGGCCCGGCGGCCGAGACGCTCACCGAGCAGCGAGCCAAGCAGGGTTTCGAAATTGAAGATCGAATCCTGAGCCAGCTCCCAGCTGAACCGCACCCATTCCGTGTCGTAGGCGAAGGCGTTCAGGGTTTTCTTGCCGAAGGTGGCGTCGGAACCGCCGTCGTCCGTGACAGCACCCGCCTCGGTATGCTGCGCGACTGCCACACCGGTATCGTTGATCGTCGGGATGTCGATCGGATGACCGCTGGAGGTGGTGATCACCGTGCAGACGTCGTCATCGTACATCGGGCCCCATGCCGCCATCGACCTGATCAGCTGGTTGCTGAGCTCCGTCGGGACGGTGTAACCGCCGCCAGCGCCGCCACCGCCCGTGGTTGTCTGGGCACGAGCTTCCTGCGGAGCAACACCCTGCCGAAGTGCCGAACGCTCCTCATCGCTCAGCGAAGCCATGTCGCCGCCTACCTGAACCCAGCGATGGAACGCCTGCCGATACTCGACCGGCTTGTCGGGGTCGTCGGCGCCACGGGCTTCGCCGTCGCCGGGGTTCGGACGCTGGCGGGCGCGCAGCTCGTCCTGACGCTTCTCTGCGTCGGCCAGCTTCTGCTCGCGGGCGATCTGGGCGTCGAGCTTGTCCAGTTCGGCCATCGCGGCATCGTGCTGGGTTTCGAGTTCCTTGGCACGGGCCTCGTCGGTGTTCTTGTCGATCTGGTCGAGACGCTCGCGGGCAGCCGTCACCAGCTTGCCGCGCTTCTCCTGAAGTTCAGTCAGGGAGGGCATTATCCATTCTCCATGGGGTATCGGCCGCCCCGGCGGGACGGCGGTTCTGGGGGATTGGGCTTTGGCTGGTGGCCTAGGCTTTACTCTCGACCGCGACGCCACGGGCGCGAAGGTCGAGGTGAACTCTGCGGGCTGCCCCGCTGAAATTGTGCCGGCGCCTATCTTTGCGCGCCTCGTCACGGCTGCGCAGAGCGATACTGGTGCCGGTGTACGCAGGGTCCGCGGTGATGGATACCTCGTAGAGGATAACCTCCTTCAGCGTGCGCGTGGCCGGGTCCGATGTCTCATCCCACGACTGGCGAACAGCACTGAAGCCGAACGACATGCCCGAGATATCGCCCCGCTCAATCGATACCTTCGCGTCCCTCCCGTCGCTCGTATCCGGAAGGTCGATCTCCACGAGCAACCCCTTTTCATCCTCGCGCACGCGGAGCGTGCCAGCGGAAACCCGGCCGAGAATGCGGTTCCTGTCGTGCCCGAAGTACGCTCGCACGTCAGATGTTTTGAGGGTGTTGGTAAAAGCGCCGCGGGCGACAACCTCGCGGAAGTAGCCGCCGATATCTGCGCTGTCACCAAACACGGCTGCATAGCCCGCAATCGTGGCTGCGCCCGACTCCACCTCCCGAATCTCGATCGGGCTGACTGGAACGCGGCCCTCGATGTCAGGCATCACAGTAGACATGGAGCTCTCCATTCAGATTTGATGCTCCGCCGCCACGGCGGCCGCCGGCTGCTGTCCGAGCACCACCGTTGCGCCCTGGACCAACAGTTCGTTCGCCACGGGATTGGCGTGGTTCGGTCGGTTATCCAACGCTCGAGCCTCGTTCGGGGTGAGCTGCGCGGTCTGGATGGCACGGGCCATTGCCTCGGTGCGGCTCTTGAAGTCGCCGCGCTGCAGGCCATCGAGATTGTGCTCGATGTAACGGCCGTCCCGATCCGGGCCTCGGCCGTAAATCTTGAGCGTCGCCTCGCTCTCGAACGCCTCCGCCCATTGGCCGATCAGGTGTTTTACCAGATGCAGGTCCTGCTGCTCGACATTCGCGAATGTACCCTTGCTGAGGTCGCCCACGAACACCGGCGGCATGTTGTAGACCCGAGCGATCTCCTGCACCTGAAACAAGCGCGCCTGCTCCATCTGGCTCTTGCCGGGCTCAAGGCCAATCGGCTTCAGCTCGTACCCGCCGGGGATCGGCAGGATGGGCTTCCCGCTCGCCTTCGCGTGGTCGATGGCATTCTTGATGTCGCTGAGCGTCCGTCCCATTGCTTCGCTACCCGCCGGCAGCGGGCCGACGAGCGTCAACGGCGGCACTCCCCCGCCGGCGAAGAAAGTTGCGGCATAGTCGGTCATCGCCAGCGCCAGTTGAATGGCCTTGGCCGCCAGGGTGATCGGCCCCCAGTGCGCGAGCTGATCCGGCTTCAGCATGAACGGAACGTCGATCACGTCGCGGGCAGCATACTCACGACCCTCGTAACGATAGACCTTGCGACCGCCGACGCGCTTGATCGCGACCTTGCTCGGCACCATCGGCCAGAGGTTCACGGTCTTGCCGCCGCGTTCGATCCAAGCCAGGCCGCGACCGCCGGTGAACACCTGCTGCCAGAAATACTGCCGGGCCTCGAACGCG